TGACATACTTGCAAAAGACCTCGCTACGTTTGAGCGAGGCGTACTTAGACTTTGTCCAGAAGGACTTACCCAAGGCCGCTTCGATGCTCTGGTGTCCTTCAGCTTCAACGTCGGACTAGGTAATCTACAACGTTCTACTATCCGCATGAAGCATAACCGTGGTGACTTTGATGGCGCAGCCGAGGGCTTCATGGCATGGACAAAAGCCGGGGGCAAAGAGCTCCCCGGCCTTGTCAAACGCCGCAAGCATGAACGGCATTTATACCTGAGCTGATTCCCGCAGCTACCTTGGTATTGAGAACCATTCTCATCTCTAAGGTTAGCTGTTCAATAACCTCAAGGTTGCATTGCTTTAGTTGGTCAATGCTATCCAGTCGTTTCTGAACCGGAGCCTTGCCTGCCTTGGCAATCTTCTCAATCATTCCCACGTAGGCTGATTCCCATGCGTCGTAGGTAGGATGGTCTGCTGCTTCTCCGTTGGGTAGGGTTAGCGTATATACAGTTCCTACTGGTATCTCGACTGCCTCGGCTACCTCATCCTTCTTGGCTTGCTGGACTGCGCTGGCCACGACGCTACTGATTGCGTTGCCGAACGCACCGGGTGGCTTTGGCAATTCATCTAGCGGGTTGTTGACCTTGCGTGCCTCGGAGATTGTCTCAACCTCTGTCTCGTCTAGCATACCTAAACCGACGTGAGCCAGCACCGAACGGCGAATAGCTTTGGTCGTACACTTGAGTACGGCGTTGGCCAGATGGTCTCCCTTCAAACCGCCAATGTTGACTGCGCCTTGGTTCTCGGACACCCTGCCATCCGAACCCGTTACCCTGCAAGACACAATGTAGATGTCGCCCACATTCTCACGGTGGGTTATCTGCGTTGATAGCTTATGCACGCTAGACAATTGCTGCGTCGCACTAGCGTTGGCATACAGGACTTGCTTGCCATTCAAGGTCAGTAAGTCGAATGGCTTAGCAGCCGGGTCAAGCCCTACCTGCTGGCATCGATACAGGTAGTAGTCCTTCTTTTGCATGGGGCTCAAGCCAGACAAGTCGCCCTTGAGGACAATCGATTCTTGGATAGCAGGGTCTAGCACCTGCGGCTGTACGGTTACGTTGCTCATGGTTATTCCTTTACTGAGACAGAAGATTGACGAATGGAGTAGGCATCACGTGCCGGGATAACCCTTTGCTCTTGGGCTTTGTAGTGGCGCATTGGCCACGACACCTTGTACGAACCAGCCACGGCTTTTGATTTACCCTGCATGAGAGCCATCAGTTTGGTCTGACGGTTCTCAATGATTTCCTCTTTTTCCTTGATAATTTTTTTGGCTTCTACAACCTCGGCAGCCCAAGTGACGGCCTCGTTTTGCAGCACGACTGGCTCATCCCCATCGTCTGCTACTGGCCAGCACTTAGCTGCATCGTCGGTATGCTGTGGCTCATACCAAAGGATTTCGTTGGTTTTTTTCCAATGGTCAACCCGACGCTGGAAGTCATGGCATAGATGCTCAATGAACAGTAGGCTTTCTTGGTGCGGCTCGAACAAGAATATCCGCATGGCAATCCCCTGATAAAGCACCGCTACACACCCCCACTTGGCATCAAGAATAGACATCTGGCCTTGGAGTTGTAACGGCCCACGATACAGGGGCAGCGTATCTTCTGGGCTACAACCAGCCACCTTGGCTTCCATTACCCCGACGCCATCGAGCTTGATCTCCCCCTTGCCTGACACCACAAAGATACCGTTGGCTGGGTCATGCTTGATAAAGTGACCCGTACCCATTGCGTTACCGTCTAAGCTACCGCATAGCTGCCAAGAGGAATGGAAGTATGGCTTGGGGTGGTCTAGGTTTAACTTCTCTATGCCCAGCCGCAACGCAGCTTCCCGTAGCACTATTTGCTCAAGCCGGTTCCCCCAGTCGGCAGCCTCGGACTCAAATGGCTCCGGCTCTACCAACTGCAAGGCGTCGATGGTCTTGCGTAGCTCGTCGTTTGGCGTTGAATACCTAGACCTACCCGCCACGGCAGCCAGTCTGCTGCATGACAGCATAGTATCTGGCGTTACCTTTCCGTATCCCTTCATTTCTTTTCCCCTTTCTGTGATGGTGGAACCCATCCATGTTGTTTGAATGTACGCACAACGTCTGTACGCTCGGCTAGAACGTACGGTTTACCAGTCAACAGGCTCATCTGCTGAGCCACGTTGCTAGGCGGCTTGCTTTTGACTAGCTTCAGGTTTGTCATTTCTTACCCTTTTTAATAAACGTGAGACTTGCATATCCGACCAGTTCTTACACCCCCGGGGCGTCAGAATCCCCCTTGCTTCTAGCCCACGACCTACGCCGTTGAGCGACTTGATGCCCTGTGCCTCAAGGTCTTTGACTACGACGCCAATCTTCTTGGCATAGTCAGAAGCCCTACGAGCTAACGTCTGCCTGCCCTTGCCTGCCGAATCTGCCAGACGTGGGTTGCCAAGTTTTACCCCTCGGGCCTTGGCTGCGGCTAACGCTTCCTTTGTTCTGATTGAAATTTTTTCCCGTTCTTCTTGGGCAATGACTGCCCGTATGTTGTACTCAAGGGTGCTGTGGTTTTGCATATCGGCAATGATTATTTTGATGCCCATCTTGCGAACCCGTAGCAAGAACTCTGCGTCCCTTGATAGCCGGTCTAGCTTGGCCACGGCAAGCGGTAGCTTGTGGCGTTGAGCGTAGTTGATTGCTTGGGCCAGCTCTGGGCGCTCATCGTCTGCGCCAGACTCAACCTCAACAAATGAGTACAGCACCATCGTATCTGGGATATTCTTGATGGCCTGCATCTGCGCCTCTAGCCCTAATCCGCTGCGGCCTTGGCGCTCTGTGGATACACGGTAATACGCAACTATCTTCTGCATGACTTAATCTCCTGAAACGGTAGTTAAGATTTATCGAGAGCTCAATGTACCACAACTGTATTGCTCAATGCAATCTCGATGATATAATGGATTACCCTTATAGGAGATGGTATGCAACCGCTGCGAAAGTACAACACATTCATAGTCCGGCTTCGACCGTACACCCGAGAGCTGCTAGACCGGGCCGCCGAAGACCAACGCCGCAGTCGGGCCAGCCTTGTAGATGAGGCCATCATAGCCTTCTTACAGCCCCGCTATTCGGATGTTACAACCCGGCTGGACAAACTGCTGGGGCCGAAGTGAAAGGCCGTGGAAGGCGTCAAAAGGGCGCCCGTGGGGAGAACGAACTAGCCCAGCTACTAACTGACCAGCTTGGCTTTGTGGTCAAGCGCAAGCTAGGGCAGGCCCGGGATGGTGGGGATGACATACAGGTAGGCAAGTATAAGATTGAGGTCAAGCGGCATGAACGCCTATCGGTAATGGACTGGGTGCGTCAGGTAGAGGCGACCTGCGGGGTAGGGGAAGTACCTATTGTGGTATTCCGCCAGAACGGTCAACCTTGGCGTGCGGTTGTACCGCTGGATATTTTGGTGTTTGCAATTAGGGAATCAATAGATGTCAATAACGAACAAAAATCTCAAGAGCATGACTCAGGTAGTGGAGTCGATAACGGGCAAGCGGTGGTGTAGCAATTGTCAGCACAGCCAAGTGGCGAAGGGGGGTGTATGGAAGGTGACAAACAACAACCAGAGGCAAAGGTGGATATGCCAGTTGTGCGTAACACGAAAACAAGGCATTGTGTAGAGTGTTACCACAGCTCTGGGCCTTACACGTTTTTGTGGTGCGGGTTTTACGACAAGCCAACATCGGGTAAGACTTGTGATTCATTCCAACGATATGCAATCAAACTCCCCAAGTGGGAATAAGGAGAATAGAGATGAAAGACTGGTCTGTTTTGCGTGCAATCAAATCCATACTGGGGCTAGACTCATCACCACGGAAGATGGCCGAACCCTTGGCAATTATTCCGCAGAGTATTTCCTCTACGGCGAAGCCTGTTGGGTCTTCAAAAAGAAGAAGACCAAGAACACTAGGCGCCAGTACCTCGAACAAATCAGGGAAATCCGTGGGCAAGAAGCCTACCTCAAGCTCCACGAAGAAATGATGCGGATATGGACTGCTCGAAATGCGAAGCTCCAACAGAAGCAGGAATCACAAAAGTAATCAAGACTACCCCGCTACTTATCTCGACCTATCGGATATGTACTAAGTGCGGGTTTACATTTTGGGCTTACGAATTAAAAGAAGGGGAAGACGATGAAGGCAAAGCTGATATTCAACCTACCAGATGACCAGTATGAGTACGATTGTGCGGTGCAGGGGGTGAAGTTTAAGCACGCTCTTGAGGCGCTATCTAGTGTTTTTAGGAATGAGATGAAGTACACCGGAACCCATGATGCAGAGCACTTTATGGACATATTCTGGGAGACTCTGAACGACCACGACGTAAGACTGCACCATGACTAAAAATGTACACGCCATCGACATATTGCAAGAACCTGTCGATGAAACGGCAAAAGGTGAACATGAGCCTGTGGCGTGGATGTGGAAAGATGGCTCACTTACGTCAGACCCAGATGAGGCTGATGGCACTTGGACAAAACTCTACACCGCACCACCAAAACGTGAATGGGTTGGGCTGACGGATGAGGAAGTTTGGGATTTGTATACAGACCGAGGAAATGTTTTTGCCCGTGCCATCGAAGCCAAACTAAAGGAGAAGAACACATGATTGACATTGTGGTTGGCTTCGACCAGCGGGAAGCGGTGGCCTACCATACGTTTTGCCAGTCGGTGATCGACAATTGCAGCGAGCCGGTGCGGTTCACCCCGTTGGTGGCTAATAATGTAGAACGAAAAGGCGGGTCAAATGACTTCATCTATTCAAGGTTTCTCGTACCAAGTCTCATGGGCTACCGTGGTTGGGCCATCTTCGCAGACGGGGACATGGTCTGCCGTGAAGATATTGCCCGACTCTGGGCAATGCGTGACGATAGATACGCAGTTCAAGTCGTCCAACATGACTACCAGACCAAGCACCCCCGCAAGTATCTTGGAAATAAGAACGAGAATTACCCCAGAAAAAACTGGTCAAGCCTGATTCTCTGGAACTGCGCCCATATTGCTAACCGCTGCTTGGATAAGCAGACCATCGATGCGGTAGAGGGTTCGTTCCTGCATCGGTTTGGCTGGCTCAACGAGTCTGAGATTGGTGAGTTACCGCTTACTTGGAACTGGCTGGCGATGGAGTACCCGGGCAATGACAACGCCCAGATTGTGCATTACACCATTGGCACACCTTGCTTTGGAGCATATCAAAATTGCGATATGTCTGAGTATTGGTGGCTGTCTTACAAACGAATGAATCAGGGGGTGGACGATTGAATAATGGAATGATAGCGGCTCATCTGTACGCACAAAGCGCAGCGTGGTTCTTACTATGTATGCTTGGCGTTATTATCATTGCGGGGTGGCTCGAATGGCGTCGTGGCTGATAGGAATCATAGGAATTATCTATATTGTGGTGGCCATTGACCTTTACCGTACGGGAAAGTCGTATCTTGCGCTGATGTTCTTGGGCTACGCTGTGGCTCAGGTGGGCATCTGGCTGGAATCCGGCAAGTGAGCTACAAGCAGTTTGACCAGCAGCTCCACGACGAGAACGATCCGCCAGCACGTAAGGCTGTATCTGACTTCATAACCCGGGCGTGGGGGCTTGGCGCTGAGGAAGGC